CCTACGGTGTCACTATGAATGTGCCTTTATTATTAGAAGCAAAAATAGGTACAAACTGGCTTGACACAGTTGATGTGTAGTGTATAACTAAGACTCTTTTGACTCTATAGAAAGGTATAGAAAATGAGTACAGAATTAGCAATCGCAACAGAGCGCGGTCAATCAATGGCAGAACTAATGGGCGTATCATCTACAGCCCCTGCTGAGTCAACACCATCTATTGCGCGGCTTGGTATGATCCATCAGCCTATCATGGGTGAGGTGGAATACAATGGTAAAGCAATCAAGACAGAGGTTATTCCTGTCGGTGCCTTTACCTTCACAAAGGGTGACACCAAAGTGTACAGCACAGGTGTCTCTATTCGCGTCTTCGCCCAGCGCAATCAGTGGCAGCGTTGGAATAGTGAGACAGAAGAGATGGAGAAATCTGTCTTGTCTAACTCATTGAATGGTGATCTAAAGGATAGCATTGGTGGTCTAAACCTAGGGCGTCCTTCAGGTTACATTGAAGATTTCCAATCACTTCCTGAGGAAACTAAACGGGTCATCCGTAGTGTTAAGCGTGTCAAAGTATTCTATGGTACTGTAACACTAGACAACCCTGTGGATGAACAAGGACAGCCTGTCAGCGGTGAGTTTGTTGATGAACCATTTGTTATGGATGTAAAGAACCGTGACTCATTGAAGAGCATTGACTCAGTGTTGAATGGTTTGCAGCGCAAGAACATCCTGCCAATTATGTCTACTGTTAAGTTGGTAGGCGTAGAGGCTAGCATCCCAACAGGTGCAAAGTTTGGTAAGATCGAAGCATCTCTAGGTGATCGCATTGATATTGCTGAAGCAGACAACGGTATGCTCAAGGATTTCATTGAGCTAATTGAGTACAGCAATGGTAAGATTCTTGATCTACACCATGAACGTGCGAAGGGACATACTGATGAAGACGAAGGGCTTGTCCAAGAAATCCTAAACAATGATTTTGTAGAGGTGGACGAGTAATGAATCATCCTGCTGAATTAGCTGTCTACAGTTTCTTGCAGAAAGCTATGGCTGGTGAGTCGTCAATGGCAGAAGAGGTGACCAAACAGGTTGCCTCTGATGTCGAGGCTGCGTTGAACAAACAGTTTAACTCAGGCCCACGTGACGAGTTTAAGCTACGTATGTCTAACATAGGTAAGCCTAAGTGCCAATTGTGGTTTGAGAAGAACGATCCTGAAGACAAGACACCTCTGCCACCACACTTTCTGATGAACATGATCCTTGGCGATATTGTTGAGGCTGTGTTCAAAGGTTTGCTACGTGCTGCAGGACAAGAGTTCAAAGACAATGATCAAGTAACGCTAAAGCTTAAAAGCGGTAAAGAGATCAATGGCGAGTATGACATGGAAATGGATGGCAAGATTGACGATGTTAAATCTGCATCCCCGTGGTCATACAAGAACAAGTTTGCATCCTTCGATGCCCTAGCACAAGGTGATAGCTTTGGCTACATCGCACAGCTTGTAGGGTACGCCACAGCAGCAGGTAAAGATGTTGGTGGTTGGTGGGTAGTCAATAAAGGTAATGGTGAGTTCAAGTATGTGGATGCCTCTGAGGTAGACAAAGAAGCGGTACTGGATGACATTGAAGCCTTAGTAGATTACATTGATAGTGATGCACCTTTCGAGCGTTGCTTTGAGCCTGTGCCTGAGACATACTATCGTAAGCCTACAGGTAACATTGTGCTACCCAGCGCATGTAAGTTTTGTAGCTTCAAGCACAAGTGTCATCCCACTTTACAGACACTACCAAGCCGTGCTTCTAAATCGACTAACCCACCTGAGGTGGACTATGTGTTTGTAGGCGATGAAGCGCAGACATCTTAGTAAAACATATCGTAGTGGCTTAGAAGAAGAAGCCGCTGCGTTTCTAAAAACTAGGCAAAAGAAGGTAGAATATGAAAAGCTTAAGATTGAGTGGGAAGACCTTAAGTATCGTACATACACGCCAGATTTTGAATTGGACAACGGTATCATAATAGAAACTAAGGGAATCTTCAGTGCTGCAGATAGACGCAAACATCTTGAAATACAAAGGCAACATCCTAATTTAGATATTCGCTTCGTGTTCAGCAATGCTAATGCAAAGCTTTACAAAGGTGCTAAATCTAGGTATTGCGATTGGTGTGAACAAAAAGGTTTCAAGTGGGCGCACCGTGTGATACCAGAAGGTTGGTTACTTGAGAAAGGTAGTCGCATGAAAGAACAACGATTAAAAGTGAAACGGAGAACGTGATGAGCTACAAAGTACAACCAGGTGAGATAGCTATAGTCTTGCGTCCACTAGAAGACGAAGAAGGTTACTGGAACGGACGGTTAAACACAGGGCTTATCTTCGGTCCTGAGAAACATGCTGAAGCCATGAAAGTATCTTTGGATATTGCTATCACTATGGCAGCAACAGAGCGTTTCTTAGAAGACTATCCTGAGTTTATGGAAGACTACGATTACTACAAAAGCTTAATCCTTCAAGAGGTATTTCCTGAGGCTCATGCTGAAGCAGTAGCACAGGTAGAAGCTGAAGAACTAGAAGCTGATGGTGGCGTTAAATATGAACGTGAAGATAACGTAATTCGCCTCAATAGATGGACAGAGACAAAGGGAAGCGCATGAGAATCGAACCTACATTAACTACAGTTACAGTTGATCCAGTAAACAAACCTGCCCACTACAATCAAGCAGGGATAGAGTGTATTGATGCTATTGAAGCAATGACAGAAAACATGTCAGGCACCACAGCACCTCATGCAGCAAACGTACTAAAGTATCTGTGGCGGCATGAATATAAGAATGGTCTTGAAGACATTGATAAAGCTATCTGGTACCTTAACCGTTTGCGTAAGCGATACGTGGAGAACCATAAATGAAAAAGTTCAGCGTCACGTTTGTTGTAGAGATGGACGAGGATAATAATATACTGTCCTCGTTTGATGATAATCATGAGGAAGATGTATATGATCTAATCACTAATGTGATGTATGATGTTGATGATTTAAAAATAGACAACCTAACTGTGAAAGAGAGGGCATAGGTATGGATATACTGCACTACCAAGAAGATTATGTTAATATGGAAATGAATGAATATCAAAATAAGGCTGCAGATACTGCCATCTATAAAGCAGAACATGCAGTAATCTACCCAGCGCTGGGCTTAGCTGCAGAAGCAGGTGAGGTAGCAAACAAGGTAAAGAAAATCTTACGCGATGGAACATTTAACCGTGAGGCTATTGCAGACGAAGTAGGTGATTGCTTGTGGTATATTGCTGCTCTGTGTCGTGACCTAAACGTAAACATGGCAGACCTAGCCAATAATAACCTTCAAAAGCTAGAGGATCGTAAACGCCGTGGTAAGATTGCAGGATCAGGAGATAAACGTTGAGTGATATAATTATAACACCAGGTCTTACCAAATCAGGTAGACCCTACATGGTATTCGATAATGTATTTACGGATGATGCATTGTCTCGCATGATGTTAGAAATTGATCTTAACATTAAACCCGTTATGCGTAGAGAAAACACGGGCGGTACAGAGGATAAACATACTAATGCTGTGTTCTTACACGAAGTATTTAAAGACCCTGAAGCCTCTAACGTATTTAAAAATACTAGAAAATACATGTCTCAAGAGATGATAGGACCACTTGCGTCTTCACATTGGGCTTTTGATGCTTTAACCATTGGAGAACTTACAGAGTCTATTCAGATACTATATTATGAAGACAAAGATAACTACGGACAGCATTCGGACATTAGCGTTATGACTATGTTGTTTTGGGCATTCAAGCAACCTAAAGGTTTTGAAGGTGGGGATATTATACTTGATGATGATGTAACGATTGAGTGCAAGCATAATAGAGCATTAGCTATGTCCATGAAGCTAGCCCATGAGGTAACGCCTGTAAAATATACCGCAGATGTACCAAATAGAGGACGTTACTGCATATCAAACTTTTTTAATTTTCCAAACTATTAATGAGGATAGAGACATGAATAACTATTTACCGACAGACTATCAATCATTTATTCATAAATCACGTTATGCTAAATACTTTGATGGTAAAGGCCGTGAGAATTGGGACGAAACAGTATCACGTTATATGGATAACATTGTCCGTCCTATTGCAGGTGATGACAGTTACATCAATCAGATTGAAGAGGCTATCCTCAACCTAGAGATTATGCCCTCTATGCGATCTATGATGACAGCAGGGGCAGCAGCAGCACGTGATAACACATGTATGTACAACTGCTCTTATGTGGCTGTAGACAAGCCTACACGCTTTGACGAAGCTATGTTTATCCTATTGTGTGGTACAGGCGTAGGGTTCTCTGTAGAGCGCCAGTACATCAGTAAGCTACCAGAGGTACCAGAACAGCTATTTGACAGTGAAACAACCATTGTAGTCAAAGACAGCAAAGAAGGTTGGGCGAAAGCATTCCGTCAACTATTGGCACTACTATGGACAGGTGAGATTCCCAAGTGGGATGTATCAAAGGTACGCCCTGCAGGTGCGCGACTAAAAACATTTGGTGGACGAGCTTCAGGCCCAGCGCCTCTAGTTGAACTATTTAACTTTGCTGTGTCTACATTTAAAGGCGCACAAGGCCGTAAGCTTACTAGCATGGAATGTCACGATCTAATGTGTTTTATAGGACAAATAGTGGTAGTCGGTGGGGTACGCCGTTCTGCTATGATCTCTTTGTCTAACCTAAGTGATGATCGTATGCGCCATGCTAAATCAGGGCAATGGTGGGAGACAGCAGCGCACCGTGCGCTAGCTAATAACTCTGTAGCCTACTCAGAGAAACCAGATATTGAAACGTTTATGCGTGAATGGACAGCCCTTGTGGAGTCTAAATCAGGTGAGCGTGGTGTGTTCAACCGTGAAGCATCACAGAAACAGGCTGCTAAATATAACCGAAGGGATAGTAATTGGGAATTTGGTACTAATCCATGCAGTGAGATCATCCTCAGATCAGCGCAGTTTTGCAACCTTACTGAGTGCGTTATCCGCGCCACAGACAATATTGATGATATTGAACGTAAAGTAAAGTTTGCTACGATCTTGGGTACAATTCAATCTAGCTACACTAAGTTTCCATACCTATCTAAGGATTGGCAGCGTAACACAGAAGAGGAGCGCCTACTAGGTGTGAGCCTAACAGGTATCATGGACAACCCTCTTATGACATCTGCGAACAAAGGATTGGAGAAGACTCTTGAGCATTTACGAGATATTGCTGTCGCCACTAACGCTGAGTGGGCTGATCGTCTTGATATCCCTCATAGCGCTGCTATTACCTGCGTCAAGCCATCAGGCACTGTCTCGCAGTTGGTGGATAGCGCCAGTGGTATACACTCTCGCCATAGCCCCTATTACATACGTACTGTACGTGGCGATAACAAAGACCCACTAACACAGTTCATGATTGATAATGGTATCCCTAATGAGCCTTGCGTGTTTAAGCCTGACAGTACTACAGTGTTTAGCTTCCCACAGAAAGCCCCTGCAGGTGCAGTTACACGTAATGATATGACAGCTATTGAGCAGCTAGAAACATGGCTTACGTATCAGCGACACTGGTGTGAGCATAAACCATCAGTGACTATCTCAGTACGGGATTCGGAATGGCTAGCTGTAGGTGCGTTTGTATACGAACACTTTGACGAGATGTCAGGCGTATCATTCCTACCACACTCTGACCATACTTATCAGCAAGCACCCTATCAGGATTGCACAAAGGAACAGTATGAAGAGCTACTAGCACAGATGCCAGAGCGTATTGATTGGACTAAGCTATCAGAGTATGAGCAAGAAGATAACACTGCAGCTATGCAGACTCTAGCTTGTTCAGGTGACTCATGCGAAATCGTAGACCTAACCGCAGCCTAGGTAAGGTACCGTCACCCTGCGTAAAGGTTTGCCGAATAGAAGGTGAATACTGCGTGGGGTGCCTACGCACTACAGACGAGATACGCGATTGGATGATCATGTCTGAGTATGAACAAAAGAAACTACTATATGAACTAATGTGGAGAAAAGATGACCTACGTAGTCGTATCACGAAGTGATTGTAGCTACTGTACATTGGCGACAGAGTTACTAAAAAAGAACGGAATAGCTTACACTTGCTATTCATTAGAGTCATCCCGATGGGTACTTGACCTTTTCAAAAAGGCTGATATAAAGACGGTACCACAAGTATGGGATTCACAGGGTAACCACATTGGTGGTTATACAGAGTTGCAGAAAAATCTAGAAGGAGATTAATATGTTCGCAACATTATTCGTAACATTTGTAACTGCATTTCTTGCTGTTGGTGTTATTGAAGAAGTAGTAGTACCAGCAGGTACATACGCTTATGAAACAGGTACAGAACTGTATCAAGAACATATCGTTGGCACTGACTAATGTATGTTTTGGTAGCCATATTGTTTATGGGACAACAGTTCTATAAAATTGATCCTGCCCCTATGCTATTTCCAGATTATGAAATATGCATGATGGCTAAAGAATTGTTGGACGAAAACCTTATGGCTACCGCCCCAACTGAAGATGCATGGGCAATCACTTACTGCAGTGAGGTGCCGAAAGGAGTTTAATATGCATACATGTAAGAAATGTAGCGTAGAACTAAACGATAACAACTGGCATAAAAGCTGGAAAAATAAAACATTTAAATGTAAATCCTGTGGTCAAAAAAGTGATGAAAAAACTAATAAAACACGCTTATATCTAGATGGTAATTACATTCCTAAATACAGCTACATCTATGAGTTGTTAGGGCCGGGACGATTTAAAACTAAAGACCTACTATTAGCTGAAACTAAATTAGAACAGCAGAAAGAAGGTTATATCTACATAGTTGTCAATGAAAATGCATATCCAGGTTGGGTAAAAATTGGTATGACAGTACAGCCAAAGAAACGTTTAGGTAGTTTTCAAACTAGCTCACCTTTTGCTGATTATGAAATGGTCTATACCTTACCTGTCAGTAACAGGCGTAAAGCTGAAAAGGCTGCACATAAACTAGCAAAGAAACTTTGTGAGCAACATAGCGGCGGTGAATGGTTTAAGATGTCAGTAGACCTAGCCAAAGAAGCAATCAATGGATGATAACATTACAGATTTCCCAAAGAAGCCCGTGAGAAGTAGACGCAAAACAAACTACAAAGGCGCTGCTAATAAGCAGACATCAGGTTTTGTTGCTCGTACTGATAATCAAAAGGCTTTATGGGATGCAATGCGCGAGAACACTCAGGTCATCGTACTTGGGTGTGCTGGCACAGGTAAAACATATGTTACCGCTACCTATGCAGCAGACCTATACACGCTAAAGGAAATAGATAGGATCATTATAACACGCCCTCATGTGGCTGTTGGTAAAGACCTAGGTTTCCTACCTGGTAGCCTCGAAGAAAAGACGTATCCTTGGGCGCTACCAGTACTTGATGTACTGCAGAAACACTTAGGTAAAGGCACCGTAGATACAGGAATAAAGAATGGAAACATTGAAATGGCACCTATTGCTCTTATGCGTGGGCGCAGCTTTGATAATGCCTTTATAATTGTAGACGAAACACAGAACATCACGACACATGAGCTTAAGATGCTGTTGACCCGTGTAGGTGAAGGTAGTACAATTGTACTCAATGGTGATATTCAACAGTCAGATTTGAAAGAAGCAGATGGTCTATCAAAGATCATTCATCTAGCAAAGAAGCATATGTTGCCTATCCCCATTATTGAGTTTGGTGTGGATGACATTGTACGTAGTGATATCTGTGCTGAATGGGTTAAGGTATTTATGAAAGAAGGTTTATGAAAATAGAAGACGAAGCTAAAGCCTTCACTGATGCTAAAAAGAAAATCTTTATTAACACACTAGAAAATCAGATTAAAGAAATTAAACAGCTTATCAGTGATAATCTTTGGGAGAGTCAAGAGAAAGAGGAAGCCCTGCTTAAGTTCACAGAGGCAGTACTATGGACAAAACATACAGCAGACATGCATGGAATAAAATAAAGGGGCCGTTTGGCCCCTCTTTTAATTACCTATACTCTTAAAGAGTTTATTTGTTTGTTTGCCCCCGTTGAGATATATGAGGGCCATTGTAGTATGTCGGGCTTGTTTCTCTAAATCATCAAGCTCTGGATCATCATAGATACTACCCACAGCTTTGTTATAACTCATATCGTCATAACCAAACTCACCCCTGACAGACTCCCAGTAAAGGTTAGCCATGCTACGC